AGCAAATTCTTGTACCCACATTTCTGTAGTAAATAATTGATGACCAGACATATCAAAACCCATTTCAAGTAATAGATTGTTAGATGTTGCACCAATATAATCTGTTAATACTTTAAATGCAGGGTCTCCTATCAAAGTAGTTGAATGATAAACACTACCAAGATCACCTTTAGTTTTATTTGCCTTGTTACGTTTATCTATATCAGGCTGTAAATTTTTTTTAGCTTCATCTATATATTTATCTGATGCCTTATCAATATCAGCCACAAATTCGGGTGCATCACCAAACCATATAGGACATTTAAAATAATCTTCTCTACTTAATTGTTTAGGGTAACTAGGTTTTTTAATTCTTTTCTTTTTCTTTTTCATATCTTTCCTATTTAAATGGGTATCCGAGGTTCCAAATTACTAGACTA